AGTGTAACCATGGCTAACCACCTTCACGTTTGCGGCGTGGCGTACGAGCATGTAGTCCGCGAGATGGACGACTGCGGCAGCATCGAAGAATCCACGCAACAGGTATGCACGCGCGAAGGCTTAGGCGTGGAGGCGGAAACCATGACGCTCGCGCATGAACTCATGCACGCCTTCTATATGGCGAGCGGGGTGCGCGACGATCACGATGAGCGGGTGATCGAGGCCGTGGCGCGGCAATGGGTAGCGTTTCACCGCGATCCGCTCAATGCGTGGTTTGTAGAAAGGCTAGTAGCGGGTGCGATCTAATGTCCATCGACCCAGACGCTATACTTGCCGACCCGCACTACCTGCTCCAATTCTTTGATAGTGCTATTACAGGTAAGGCGCTTGTTGAGTTTGATGGTACATTTCGCGCTGTAAATGACCGGTACTGCGAGATCCTCGGTCGAGAGCGGCACGCAATACTTGGCCGAACGTTCCAGGAATTTACCAGCGACAAGGACGTAGAGCAGCATGTATACATGGCGAAGGGCGTGCAGCAAGGTCCGCTTGACTCGTACAAAATGTACAAGGATTACGTCCTACCAGACGATTCTTCGGTTCATGTCGCGATTGTCGTGCGCCCGTTATTCGACAAGGAGGGGGTTCGGATCTGCTTCATTACAGAATGCGTCAAGGTAGAGCAACTTCACAGCAATGCCCCACAAGTAGTGTATGACCGACGTGCCGTGCTGGTGCCGCCCTCATCCGTGGAAGTGTCAATAGATTGGCCGCAAACCCTTACTAGGGCTGGCAAGGGTGCGGCGGCACTGCTGGCGATCCTCGCGCTGATTGGGGCTGTATGGACCGGGCTATCCTGGCTTGTTGAGGCATTTAACAAGGTGGATTCACTATGACAAATAAGCAATGGACAATGGAAAATGGACAACGAAGAGGGTTAACGCAGAGGCGCGGAGGCGCAGAGAGGAACATGGATGGCCGACCGGATGACGGCGAAAAACCCTAAGCAACAGGGCTTGGGTTTTTTCATGTCAACGTCTGTTTCGAGCGAGTTGAATGCATGCTCGGATGGCGGCGGATCGGGTGGGTTCGTCGCGTTGATCGAGGTAGGCGAGGTCCGCGTCGGGCAGGGTGACTTCGATGGATTTGGCACGGGTGCCGTCGGGGTTGAGGGGCTTGCGTCCCGCGCCGGGTGCGCGTTTTTTTCTTGTGTTCATTGGTGTAGGTCCGTGTTGGTAAGCCGCGCGCGCTGGGTTCATTTACTCCACGTGTCCGTTGGCGATTTGCTCGCGAAGGCGAATCAGGTCTGTGGAATTGGAAGAGTCAATTGTCTCAGGGAGGTCGTACCAGACCGAACCATCTTTAGTGGTGATGCAAGGAAAGGCAGGACCTCCTTCCAGCAGCGGCAAAACGGGTGCTTGCGCGCGGAGTTTCTTGTATTCGCGGCGGGCCGCGGCGAGGCTGGTGGTATCGGTCTTGGACCCATTTTCGCGAATCCATTGCTTGACGCTGTCGCGTTGGTCTTGTGCCGGATCGACCGTGTAGTCGGCGGTCGCGTAGGCATCGGCGTGGTCGGCTACTCGGACTTTGATTTTGATGCCTTCATCGGTTTCCAGGGTGAGGTAGCGCGTGCCGGTTTGCGCTTCATGCACGTCGCAGTTGATTTGGTAAGTCTTGCACCATCCCTCGATCTGGCGGGTCTGCGGTCCAGGCCATCCCGCTGCGCCGGTCTTTGCTTTGAATTTGGGCATTGTTCAGTTCCTCCCGTTTGGGCTGTCCTTAACTTTCTACCCTTATTATACCCGGGTAGAATAAGAATGTCAAGGGGGAAGATCTCATGACTAACTACTCGATGGAATTTGACGGGCTGTCTTGGCTCGTTGAGGCATTTAACAAGGTGGATTCACTATGACAAAACCGCGCCGCTTTCTCGCTTTTTCCTGCGTGCATGCGCCTGCCTGTACTTACTGGACTAGTAAATGAGCCAAGGCAAGCGGCTATCCGATGAGATAATAGAGCGGATTCCTGAACTGTACCGCGAGTTGGGCAGCCGAGATGCAGTCGCCAAGCATCTCGGGATTGCAGGCTCTACGGTTAGCGCGTACCTCCAGAGGCGGGGGCAGCCAGGAAAAGGCACCAAGCAGGAAACTGGACGCGAGTCCCTAGCCGTGGATTGCTCGAAGGATTCGCAAACAATAACCAGCGTATCCAGCACGGTGCGCACTCTGGAAGGCGCGATAGAAATAGCAGGCGTTGACTTGCAAGTATGGGAGGTGGATCGGCATATCGTCAATAAATGGGATTCGGCCCGCTACACTAAATCGGATAAGTGGGACGCAATAGAACTCTGGCAGGTGAAAGTATGGTTGAAACGGCGCAAGGCGGCTGAGTTTATCGACCCGCTGGAATCCCTGATAACCAAACTCCGCAAAGGCGCGCCGAAGCACAAGCCGATCAAGCGCAAACCGGTAGATGATCCGCATCTCTTGGTGCTCGGCCTTATGGATGCCCACTTCGGCAAACTTGCATGGGCGGCGGAAACCGGCAACAACTACGATCTGAAAATCGCGGAAGAGCTATTCGCCCAGGCGTTTGCGGATCTTATGGGCCGAATCGGCGGCTACCAGATTGAACGCATCGCCATCCCTATCGGGCAGGACTTCTTCCACACCGACAACCCACAGAATGCAACGGTAAACGGCACACCGCAGGACGTAGACGGGCGGCGGCCTAAGATGTTCGAGGCGGGCGTGTCGGCCATGCTGGCGTGCGTACAGGCTGCACTAAAGGTGGCACCCGTTCAGCTATTCTATTCCCCAGGCAATCACGACCGGGAGACAAGTTGGTACTTGGCCCGCGTCCTTGCTGCGCACTACCACGATCACCCCGATGTGGATGTTGACTACGCGCCAACCACCCGCAAGTATATCGAGTACGGCGCGACCCTGCTAGGCTTCGACCACGGAGACGGCACCAAGCCGCAGGACTTGCCTAACGTCATGGCGCGGGAACAGCGGGAGGCGTGGGGCCGCGTCCAATATACGGAGTGGCTTACGGGGCACTTTCACAAGGTCAAAGAACAGCGTTTTACCGCAGCCGATACTCACGGAGGAACAGTGGTCCGAACCTTGCCTAGTCTCAGTGGAACTGACGCATGGCATTATCGCAACGGCTATGTCCATGGCAGGCGTGCGGCGGAGTGCTACTTGTACCACCGAGATGAGGGCTATGTGGGCCACTTCAACGCAAACGCTAAAGAACCTGCGTCCGCCGCGTGATCGTCACCCTGTCCAACGCTGAGACCATCGAACGCGAGCGCAGGCGGCTGGAGGTGCGGAGGCACGAACTGCTGCGAATGCTGGACGAGACGCAGGCTTTCATCGACGAGCTAGAGGCACAGGAAATGCTAATCCGTGCGCGGCTGATTGCGCAGGTGAATTAGTCGCTATTCGGCGCACACCCGCGCGACCAGTAAACCTTAGACTTACACACTATCTCGATGAATGATGGATTGGACCGCATCCAGGCATCCCAGTCCATTACTAGCGCGCACTCCCCGTCGGCCACGCTTAAGGTGTTTTCAACAATACCAAGGCTCTGCGGCGAAATGTCAAAAGCTCGCGCCACCCTGTTAGCTGTGTTATTTTTCCGCATCACTTTATCCCCTCGGGCGATTAACGACTTGGATATGCTACTCTGGCAGTCGTTTGATCCATTGGCGCACCGCTTCCGACATACTCACGCCGCGCGCCTCCGCATACGCGCGCAGCTTGTCGCGCTGCTCTGGGGTTAGGCTGATTTCCAGCCGCGTGTATTGGCGCGTCGGGCCGTTCTGGGGCGGGCGTCCAATCGGGAGTCGGGCGAATTCGTTCTGGGGCTTATTCGGCATCGGTTCGCCCTTCTATAAGATCGCGCAGCCCTATGGCCTCGTCTATAATGCGGGCGATGTGCTCATGCCCCTCGAACGGATCATCCCCCGCTTCCTGCATATCGGCCAGTACGTCGCGCACTGCTTCCGCCGCTCTCATGGCGGCTGGCGTGGGGTTAGTCGGCATGGGTAGTCTCCTCTAGCCTAGCGAGGGCGGCGCGGGCTTGTTCGGCTGCTGGCCTGTAGTCATCCCAACACATAACTTGCGAGTGGCCGTATTTGAGTAAACGCCGCAACACCTCCGCAAGTTCGTCGCGCTGTTCTTGCATTACCGAGCCAAGTACGTCACTAGTGTGACAGGCGGCCCTCCAGTTGTCGATGGATTTTTCCAGCCGATCGACCTGGGCGCGGAGTTCGCGAACTTCTTCCTGTGCGGCGGATAAATTTTGCATTTGCTCTGCCGCCATGTCGTTAGCGTCCCTGTTCACTCCCCCACCTCCACGCCAGCGCGGGCGAGGGCTTCACCGCACCACCGCCGGTATTCGTGTAGTACTTTGTCAGAGAAATGATCGCCTGCGTCATAGCGCCGGACGAACTGCATTAACACCTCCGCCATGTCCGGCGCGGCGGCGATGGGGTGCGTGTTGGCCTCTTGTTCGGACACATCAGCATAACCACCAACCTCTACCATGATTCGGTAATTTGGTGATCTGCCGTCGATACGCTCACCCCCGCGAATACTGGATAGGGTGTCATAGTGTGCCGGATCGCTTTTGATTTCCCGCGGCTCTGCCGTTCATCGGTTGACCCTTCCTCTCCCTTTGCCCATTTTGCTGACAAATCTTTCAACGCCTCGCCAAGGTATCGGTGCAGTTTGACTGCTTGCTTGTAGTCGAGTTCTTCGATGTGCTCTGACCACCCGTGGTCAAAGGTAACCTCAATTTTGAATGGATTTGTGTCATAACTTACCGTGCCGTCTCCAATCGTAATCACCCTTCCTCCTCCCCGCGCTCGCGGGCGTTGTCTCAATCCGTCGGCACTTATCGCCAACTACCTACACTATCGGACAGGCGGCAGCCCGCCAGCCTCACCACTCCGCAGGTGACGCGGTAACAAATTGGTGGACAGTGTTGGACTTGAACCAACCTCGCCCCGTTGAAGGGGCTTCCCTGTTCACACGCGAAAGTATTAACCGGTACTAGCTATCGCGCACTTGCAGGTGTCATCCCCGCTAAGGGATTTCAGCATTAACCACTATGCTAACTGCCCAAACTAGTAGCGGTGGCCCGCGCTACCGGGCGAGGGTGGCAAACGTCCGTACTACCGTCTTTCGGCTCTAGAAACCTAGCCACCGATCATGGTGTTACCGACCGCGCGCATCACTTCGCGCCTCACCGCCGAAAACATGCTCAACCTCCTGGCACACTCCAAAGCCGCAGTGTGACGACTCCGCACAACCGCAATGGTTCAAAGGCGGTTGGTTGAGCATAAAAACGATTCAAATGTGGGGGAGTGCAGGTTATTGCCTGCCTACTAAGCTCTCTCGCAATTATGCGGGCACTCTTCAGCACGAGGCACTGCACGCGGACTATCGCGCCTTATAGCTCCCCGGAGGAATCCTACTACCCGGATGCGCCGAGGTTCAGATTCAAGACGGTGACCGGGCTTGATACCGGCTCTACCTTCAAAGGTGGATATACGGACCTTACCAGCAGACCTACCTATACCTAGTGCGTGTCCTTCCACGCCGCACCGTCGTAAGGGTGGCGGGAGGTTCGTCACACGATCTCGTCCATCGCGCCGCAACCGGGCTGAACCCATGGTTCCCGCCAAAAATCATTCAACTGTCACGCTGGGGCGCGGGTTACTCCCCGAGCGCCGCGCGGGCCTGCACCTTAAACTCGTCCACAAGGGACTGAGCGCCGCCTCAACTGTGCCCTTACTGTATCGCACATCGCGCCACCTGTCAAGGAAAAATTTCAGAAACTTTCACCCCCGCAAAAAAGAGTTCTTGACACACGCCACAAAACGTGCGAAGGTTAGAGCACAACCCGCACAGCGGAGAAAGGATCAGGACATGTGGAAGACCATAATCAAGCGGTTGCGCGGCGAGACAGATGATCATCAGTGGATGGTGGCGCTAAAGGCATGTAAGGCGTGGCGCTTGCGCGCAGAGCGGGCCGAAAGCCAGCTGGAACGCCTGGACCGCGAGCACCGCGAAGCACTGCGCGAACTGGACCGGATGGCGCACACGGCCGAACAGTGGCAGGATGCGTGGAGGGAGGAGCGGCGCGAACGCAATGAACTACTCAGCGGCAAGTTTCGTCACAACAAAGGAGCGGCGGCATGAAGCGAGTCAAACCGAGAAACAAAAAGGAAGAGCGCGTGCTGGCGTGGTGCAACAGGATGCGAAAAAAGATGCTTCGCAAACCAGTCAAGACGTTTGCGGTGGGGTATGTAGATGATGAGCTCAATTGCGTCATCGCCAAAACGAGGAACAGCGCATGACCGACATAACTATCAACCAACGCCCGATCAGTTTTAACGATGAGATGGTCAACGCGATTTTGGAGGGCAGGAAGACGCAGACGCGGAGAGTCGTTAAACCGCAACCAGAGCACGATACAGACTACCCATACCATATTGGTGTGGGGCGAGATCGGAGGGCACGACATTGCCCCTACGGCCAGCCAGGCGATCTGCTGTGGGTTCGTGGCACAAACATTTCTATAACCCTGCGTGTAACTGGCGTGCTCATCGAGCGCGTGCAGGATATCAGCGAGGCGGATGCGCTGGCTGAGGGTATAGCAGCAGCCCCAACAGGTACGGGCGGCTACATGGACTACACGATTGGTCCGAAGTTTATGCACTCAGTTCCGGCAGTCTACAGTTTCAAGACGCTTTGGGATTCCATCTACGCCAAACGCGATTTTGGCTGGAACACTAACCCGTGGGTGTGGGTGATTGAATTTGAAAGGGTGACGCCATGACCGACGAAACCCCACGCCTATCGTACAGCATCGCCAAGGTGCTGCTGAGTTGCCCGGCTAAGGCGTACCTAGAGCATCGAAAGCTTGGCAACCAGCGCAAGGAGCCGACACCGGCCATGGACCGTGGCACCGTCATCGAGCGGATGATTACTGGGGCGGAAGACGGAGTGGCGGTGATTCACGCAAACAATTTTCAACCCAAAGCGGCGCAGGAAGCAAGGGATGCCGCAAAGTCCGATGGACGGATTCCGATGCTGGCGCGCGAATACGAGGATCTGCTAGTCGCTGCTGAGAAGTTGACGCCGCAGGTATTCGGCGCGCTTGGTGGTTTCGCTGGTTGGCAATTCCAGCAACGGCACGAATGGGAATCGAGCGGTTGCGCGTGTAGCGGCTCAATTGATGCCGTGCGCGTGGATGCCGACAGCTACGCCATCGCGGATTTCAAAAGCGCAGCCGACGCTAGCCCCGATGCTTGCCAGCGAGCAAAGGAAAAGTACGGGTATGACATACAGCACGCGGCGTATATTGACGCAATCGAGACGGCACACCCGCAGCTTGCCGGGCGCGGTTCGTTCCTGTTCATTTTCTTCGAGCTATCGCCACCGTATTGTGTGACGCCGGTGCAGCTTGACGGGCTTTCCAGCGATCTGGGCCGCCGCAAGTGGGCGCGAGCAAAACAAGTATGGACCGAATGCCTAAGCCGTGACGAATGGCCCGGCTACCTGCCACCGGGCGAAGTCTTCACCGCAACCGCGAAACCATGGGAGCTAGAGAAATTTACCAATGAACCACCACGAGACGAGGAAGGGAACTTAACACATGAGGATATCACGTTTTGCTAATTGAGAAAGCACAACCAGGAAACAGACCAGTGTTGGTGGGGTTGATTGGCCCTAGTTCCAGCGGCAAGACACTAAGCGCGCTGCGTATGGCGTCCGGCATGGTGTCTGGTACGAATAAGCGCACAACCCTGATCGACACAGAGAATGGGCGGTGCCTGCACTACGCGGATCGATTCGACTTTGACCGTATAGCACTTGATGCGCCGTATTCACCGGAACGTTATTGCGAGGCGGTGGGGCTTGCGTTGGATGCATCCCCCGGCGCGCTGGTTATTGATCAAGCATCGTTCGAGCATAATGGCGAGGGCGGCGTACTTGACCAGGCTGAATCGTTCCTAGAGGCTAAATGCGGTGACGATTGGAAAAAGCGCGACAAGCTGAAAATGGTTTCATTCGCGAAGCCGAAACAGCAACGGCGCAAACTCAATTTGTTGCTGGAGCGCGCATCCAACACATGCCCAATCATCGTTTGCTATCGAGGCGCTGACAAAATCAAACCCGAAACCGGCAAGGGGGTAGTGCAGATGGGGCTACAACCCGAAACGACTAGCCCGTTAATTTTTGAGATGAGTGCTCAATTATTGCTGCCCGCTGGATGTAACGGCGTGCCCAAGCTGTACAGTGACAATCCGTATGAGTGCAAGCACATCAAGGTGCCGGATTACCTGGCGCACATTTTCCCTGATGGCGAGCAGCTGACCGAAGAAACCGGCGCGCGACTTGCCGAATGGGCACGCGGCGACACCATCCGCCGGTTCGATGAGGCTCGCGATCTTATCGAGTCGGTTGCTACACTTGACGATCTGCGCGCCGTATGGAATGACGTGAACAAACGCAAGAGGGAATTCAGCGCGGCGGAGTTCGCCAAGCTGGCAGAGATGAAAGATCAACGCAAAGGAGAACTGAGCTAATGAGCAATCAACCAAGGAAGCAGAAAGTAGGGGCGGGCTGGAAGTTTCGCACGAGGAGTGAAAAAGAGGGGATCAAGTTGATACTTGATGAAGGAATCATGCCGGGCAAATTCGTCATGTGGCCCAACGGATTTAAGGAGAATGACAGACACCCCGACTACGTGATCTACGTGGATGACTACGACGGCGGCAACGCGGCACCGGTACCGACGCCAACACCCGCACCCCAGCCCGCCACAGTACCCCCGCAAAACGAGTCCCGCGAAATGTACGCGGAAGACGATATCCCATTCTAGGAGCACACCGAATGACACCTAAGCAACGACAACAAATCTATGACGCAGCCGAAACGCTAATGGACGTACCGATGCATAAGCGATCGCGCGAAGTGGTTGGCGACGTGATTTGTGGCCTGCGAGAGCTTGCGGGTAGTGCAGACGCGACAGCCGAGACAATGAACGAATTCAGTTTGTCAGCAGGAAACGTGGAGGAATCGAACGATGTACGATGAAGTCGGCGAAATGATGATGGGGTTTAGCGGTAAGCCCTATATTGAGTCATGGTATGACCGCCATAGGGAACTCAACCCATGGGTCACTAAGCTCAGTATAGATGGCCTAGAGAGTGAGGGCTATGGCGAGACGAAAGTCGAATCCGAAGAAAGCGCGATGGAAGACATGAACTACCAAATCGCCGAACAAAGCGCGGAAGATGACTACGAGCCGACTGAATCGCCCAAGGAGCGCAACCCCAGTATGGCGCGGAGGTTTTAGCCGTGGCGAAACGTGGAAGGAAGCCCATCATGTGGGCACCAATCATCAAGCAATGGCTTGGTAGGTATCCCGACCCCGTGATTGCTGAAGTGATGGGTATATCGAAATCGAGCGTAATCAAGGCGCGCAGACGTATGGGTATTCCAAGCTACGTTAGCGGCGATCTAATTAGCCGTTCAATGAAGGACCGTGACGAATTGATGGAAGAAGCACGCGCCGCACTGGCCGGTGAATCAGCACCGGTAGGCGGCGCATACCGGGAGGATCTAGAACTATGAAAGCGATCGACAACCCGCGCACCCACGTTGGGTGCCTGTACGAGTACATGCGGAGCAATCCGTGCGATTGGCTATCACCCCATCGCATTAGCGAACTGACCGGCACAACGGCACCGCACACAATCGTGAGTCAGTTGCGCGAGGCGCTACCGGAAGGGCTGGAGATTGACAGCTACCAGGAACCGCACACCAACCGACTAGGGCGCACGACTACGATCACGCGTTATCGGCTGGCGGTGTCGCGGGAGGTGGCAGCGTGAACTATTACAACGAATGGGATAAAAAAACGGCGGCATGGCTGCGGCAACTCATAGCGGAAAGGCACATACCCGATGGCGAAGTCGATGAACGCAGCATCACCGAAGTCGAACCCAACGACCTGCGCGGATACCGGCAGTGTCACTTCTTTGCCGGAATCGCCGGATGGCCGATCGCCCTGCAACTCGCCGGATGGAGTGCAGACCGACCTGTTTGGACTGGAAGCTGTCCCTGTCCGCCGTTTTCGCAAGCAGGGGAAAAGTCATCTTGCCCTATGTGCTCTTCGCGCGTGGTTATGCCGCACCCTTGGCGACAGGGGTACTTTGCCTGTGCGGAGTGCTACCACGAATGGTACGCAGACGGGCGGCACCTTTGGCCCGAGTTCTACCGTCTCATCAAGGAGTGCCAGCCTGCAACAGTCTTTGGCGAGCAAGTTGCAAGCGCGTCTGGACGGGCGTGGCTCGCCGGAGTATGCGCTTCGCTGGAAGAGTTGGGATATGCCATGGGGGCCGCCGATCTGTGCGCTGCGAGCGCGGGCGCGCCGCACATCCGGCAGCGGTTGTGGTGGGTGGCCGACGCCGAACGCGGGACCGCAAAACGACACGGATACGAAATGGGAAGCGCGGCGAGCTCGCTGCAAGGCGAATCACGGGAACAACGGATTCGGCATGACGCTGGGCATGGCGGCATCGACGGTACTCAGCGGCTACAACACTCCACGGGCGACGGACGGGAGCAATGGCGGGCCGAATCAGGCGGGCGGCGCGCTGCCTGCGGATGCGGCGCAGGTTGCGGGGTGGGCGACGGCATCAGCGCGGGACTGGAAGGACACGCCGGGGATGGCGACGACTGGCACGAACCCAGACGGCACGACGCGCAGCAGGACAGACCAGCTACCGCGTCAGGCTTTTGGGACGACCGAGAATACATCCCCTGTGGAGACGGCAAAACGCGGCCAACTGAACCCGGCTCTCCCCCGCTGGCTCATGGGATACCCGCCCGAGTGGTGCAACTGCGCGGTTACGGCAATGCAATCGTCCCGCAAGTAGCGGCTGAGTTCATCAGCGCATACATGGAGGCGATAGTATGAAAACCACAACAATCAACATTACCGATGATCTACGGATTCACAAGTCCGACCCGTACAACTGGACGTTGCAGGAACGTAAAACTACGAAAAAAGGGGGGGAGCGATGGAATCCTGTCAGCTATCATGGGAATCTTGATACAGCAGTTTTGGCTGCTCACCAGTACCTTGTATCCAATGAGGGCGAGATCGTTGCGTCACAAGCCGCTGACAGGCTTTTAGAGGTATGTGAGCAGGTACGGGCCGCGCTAAAGGAGGCCGCCGAATGCCAAAGCTAGACCCACTGTTGAAGCGTGAGTGCGCAACGCCTGGGTGTTGCCGTGTTGGCATGTGGGATTTGCAAAATAATGGCCGCCGCATGTGCTCGTCGTGCATGCAAAAGGAATCCAAGAAACGCCACGCGCCAGAGCGAACGGATAAGGAGTCGAGGGAATGAACAAATACGCTGATTTTTTGGCGAGCAAGGAGTGGAAGCCCATTGCGGCTGGTTTCGCTCCTGGCTCGCTACACAGCAATCTAAAGCCATTTCAAAAGCAGTGTGTTAGGCGTGCGTGTGAACGCGGGCGCGCCGCGATCTTTGCGGACTGCGGACTAGGTAAAACGTTTATGCAGCTTGAGTGGGCACGCGAGGTGGCCTTACACACCGGCAAGCCTGTACTATTGTTGGCCCCGCTGGCCGTTGGTAGGCAGACACTAGCCGAGGCGCATCACTGGGAATACGCGCGCGTGCGGGTGGTGCGGCATCAAAACGAGTTGGATGAAGACACAGAGATTGCGATAACAAACTACGAGATGCTATCGCACTTTGACTCCTCCCAATTCGGCGGTATCGTGCTGGACGAAAGCAGCATATTGAAATCGTACAGCGGAAAGTTTCGCCAAGAGGTAACTGAATGGGCGGAGAATGTGGATTTTCGGTTGTGCTGTAGCGCGACACCTGCGCCGAATGACCTGATCGAAATCACCAACCATAGCGAATTCTTGGGGGTGATGAACGGCAAGGAGGTTATCGCGCAGTTCTTTATCCAAGACGGGAACACAACCCAAAAGTATCGTCTTCGGCGGCACGCGGTGCGACCATTTTACCGCTGGATGGCGAGTTGGGCTACTGCGGTACGGATGCCGAGTGATCTTAATGATACCGATGACGGCTACGTATTGCCACCATTGGACGTTGTACAGCACACCGTAGCGGGGCAAGCCGTCGATGGTGACCTATTCGCCATGGAGGCTCAAACGCTGCAGGAACGCCAGAAGGCGCGAAAAGCAAGCATCGGTGAGCGGGTTGCGGCTGCGGCGGCAATTGCTAACGCGGCGGAGGGTCCGGTGCTGGTTTGGTGCGGGCTGAATGATGAAAGCAAGGCACTAACCGACGCAATCACCGACGCCATCGAGGTGACAGGCTCCGACGCCGCCGAAAAGAAGACAGACGCACTACTTGGGTTTAGTAGCGGTGAACACCGCGTGCTTGTAACAAAGCCGAGCATCGGCGGGTGGGGGATGAATTGGCAGCACTGCAATACGATGGTCTTCGTTGGGTTGAGTGATTCGTTTGAGGAGTACTATCAGGCTGTGCGTCGGTGCTGGCGTTTCGGCCAAGCCCGACCCGTTACAGCACACGTCATCTGTGCGGACACTGAGGGCGCAGTCGTGCGGAACATCCGACGCAAGCAAGAAATGGTTGAAACCATGATGACCGAATTGGCACAGCACATGGGTGATGAGTACCGCGCTAGTGTGAAGCAGGTTTACCACCGTCCGCGAATTATCGAGATACCGGAATAACAAAAAACAGGAGGAAAGTTCAGATGTCAGATTTGCAAGACGGAGTAGTAGAGGTGCCGGGTGTGTATTCGGCGTATCAAGGTGATTGCGTTGAACTAGTGCAGGGTGTGCCGGATGATACGGTAGGGCTAAGCGTATTTAGTCCCCCATTCCCCGGTATGTACGCGTACACAGACAGTGAACGCGACATGGGCAACTCGCGAAACATCGAGGAAATGATGGAGCACTTCTCCCATCTGATTCCCGAGTTGCTACGCGTGACGATGCCGGGGCGGCTTTGCTGTGTGCATCTGTGCCAGCTTACGGCTATGAAGAGTCGAGAGGGATGGATAGGCCTGCACGATTACCGTGGCGACGTGATCCGCGCGTTTGTGCGTGACGGCTGGCGTTTCGCTGGCGAGGTGACGATTGACAAAAATCCACAGATTCAGGCAACCCGCAACAAAGAACGTGGGCTATTGTTCAAGAGTCTAGCAACCGACGCCAGCATGATGCGGATGGCCCTAGCGGATTACATCATTTATTTCCGCAAGGATGGAGACAACGACGTGCCGATTCGGGCGGGCATTTCGGAGAAGTATTCAAACCCTGACGGCTGGATTACTGAGCGCGAATGGTGCGAATGGGCTGCGCCTGTCTGGTATCGCAGGATGGCGGGGGTGCCGGGTGGCATCCGTGAAACTGAGGTGTTGAACGTGAAATGCGCTAGGGATGATGAAGACGAACGTCATTTATGCCCGCTGCAACTTGGAGTGATTGAGCGCTGCATCAAACTTTGGAGCGCGCCTGGTGACTTGGTGCTTAGCCCGTTTATGGGCATCGGAAGTGAAGGTTATCAGTCGGTGCGATTCGGGCGCAGGTTTGTTGGGTTCGAGTTGAAGCCAAGCTACTTTCGGGTAGCGGCGGAGAATCTAGCGTCCGCGCAGGCTGAACAGCAAGGTCAGTTGGCGCTAACCACGGGTGAATGCTAATGGTGGGTGTGGCACACAAGGAGCGCACAACGCGGTGGAACTGGAAGGGGTAGCAGATGAAGTATATACCCATTCGGAATTGGGATAAGTGGCAGAGCTATCGGAAAGATCGCCCGCCGCCTCCGTGGATTAAGATACACCGACGCATGATGCTAAACCCTGATTGGGTGATGTTGACCGACGCCCAAAGGGGGCAGCTTGTCGCTATGTGGATGCTCGCGGCTGACCGTGATGGCGTTATACCGTCTGACCCTAAATTGATTCAGCGCATGTGCGCTATGACAAATTGCCCTGATTTGGAAGTCTTTGCAGCGGCAGGGTTTATAACCATTGACGCCAACTTGACGCCAACACGACGCCAAAGTGACGCCCCAGAAGCAGAAGCAGAAGCAGAAGCAGAAGCAGAAGCAGAAGCAGAAGCAGACCGCGCCGTCAAAACGACGGCGGCTTGTCGCGCGCTTTTGGGTTTCGATGAATTCTGGAAAGCGTACCCCAACAAAGTCGGCAAGGGTGCGGCGCGGACGGCATGGAAGAAAATCAAACCCGACGCCGAACTCCGCGCACGTATCCTCGACGCTGTTCGGCAGCAGCCGAAGTCTAAGCGCTGGCAGGACGGGTTCATTCCCAATCCGGCGACATGGCTAAACGAGGAACGGTGGGACGACGAGATCGAAACGCCGCCGCCCACCCCCAACGGCATCAACTGGGCGGATCACTGATATGACTAGCAACGAAGTAGAAGCCGCAACCGTTAGCAGCATGTACATCAATTCAGATGTTGTGGACGACGTGCGCGACGTGCTCGGGCCGTCCGGCGTTGTATTCGGCAACGTGCTACTAGGTGAGATCTACGAGCGCATGATCGGCGTGTACAACGAGCACGGGCGCTACGATGCAACGCTACTAGCCGACGCGCTAACCACTCGCCAAATGGTAGAGCTAACGCAGGTGGCGCAACATTGCCAGACCAGCGCAAACGCGGAGAAGTACGCGAGCGCTGTGCTGGCGCACCATGTTCGCCGCGAGGCGGAATCTGGATGCCGCACTATCGGCGCGCTCGCCCAAGAGCAGGCCGAACCAAACGCCATCATGGAGGCGCTCGCGGATTTGGAGAACCGTCTAGCTGGCGCGGTGGTTGGCGACAACACGCACGCGCTCGGCGATAGTGTTGAGGATGTTGTGCTGCAACTCCAGCGGCAGATCGAGGCAGACGGCAAGATCCAGGGTATACCTAGCGGCATCAGCCGACTTGACCAGATGACCGGCGGCTGGACGGCGGGCGAATTGGTGATCGTTGCGGCGCGGCCTTCTGTGGGCAAGTCGGCGTTTGCACTCCACCTCGCGCGTGTGGCGGCGGAATCTGGTACGCCGGTCTACTTCGCAAGCCTCGAAATGAGCGCCGAGACCCTCTGTCAGCGGCTACTCCTGCAAATGGCCGGCACACCGCTAGACAATTTCCAGAGTGGATTCAGGGGAAAGGAATCGCTTGGACACGTAGCCGATGCAGGAAATGACCTAGCGCGGTTGCCGATCTACGTGGACGATTCCAGCCGGGCTAGTATCTGGGACATTCGCGGACGTGCGCGCCGATGCCAACGCAAGCACGGCAAGGGGTTGATCATCGTGGACTATCTCCAGCTTGTGAAGGGTGGCGGGAAAACTAGGGAACGCCATCTGGAGGTTGCCGAGATTAGCGCGGGACTCAAGGCGCTGGCGCGTGATCAAAAATGCCCCGTGATCGCGCTGTGCCAGATGAACCGCGCAGGCGACGGCGACCAGCTTGGCCCGCAGACGCTTAAGTATTTGCGTGAGTCGGGCAGCATCGAGCAGGACGCAGACAAGGTGTTTTTTTTGGCGCGCCCCACGGATAAGGAATCGGATAGCTTCATCGAAGCTAATCCCGGCGCGGATCGTGAAATGCTGCTGTGCAGTTTTCTGGCGAAGAATCGCAACGGCGCAACGGGTCCAGTGGCGCTCAACTACGAGCGACCCACGCAACGCATCTGGGGGCACCGCGATCCTGAGCCGCAAGCCGCAGCCCTTTCCGCGCCCGCCCCGATCACTGACGACATCGAAAATACCTATGAGGATGACGACCTTGCGTTTTAAACCTTTTGCTGTTGGTATTGACCCCGGCCTAGCGAAGCCTCACCGGATAGCATGGCAGCGACCCGACGATGACGGCGCCCCGTGGGCGCTTTACGAGTGCATGCCGCCCGATGGCGATTTGAAAGCCTCAGCAAGCCGTCAGGGCAAAAGCGGGGCCGGGGTGGTGGTAGGTGTCGAGGCGAGGGGAGATCGTCGCGCTGTGCGCATTCTCGATTGCCTAAATCGCGCATGGGAGGACGGGATGCGGCACGTTTGCATCGAAGCGGGCGGATTTGGACCTAATCGGGAGACCGAAAACGCCATGCAGGGGTGCCGGGGCGGTATCGAGCACCTAGCCGAATCGGTAGGATTTACCACCGAATTCGTTTACCCTGCAACATGGCGGTCTGGTATGGGATTCGGCACCAAGTCCAAACCAGCCAAGGAAGCCGCGATGAAACTAGCGCAGGAAGTAACGGGCGCTAAAGACCTTAACGAGGATGAGGCCGAGGCAATCTGCATCTGCCTATGGGCCAATATGCAGCCAGAAAAAAGTCCTTGACAGGGCGCACGATCTGCGTTAAAGTGGGTTCACAGTTGAGACGGCAACCCAAACCGGAGGAAAGAAAATGACCAAGCAACGCATCATGGAAGAGGCTTACAAGGCCGCCAGCAAACTCACCGATCGCGAACTTAAGATGTTCATCATCGAAGCCCGCCGCAACGCGCAACCCGGAACCGCCTTGGTTTGCTTGCCCGCCGAAAGTGTTTATGAGGATCGCCATGGTTTAACCGCGCTTTACGAACTTTGGGAAGAGATCGAAATGTACAGCGGCGACTTGGCGCTGGTTTAGTCTCCCTTGCCCGCCCCGAGTAACGAATCGGGGCGGGCGCAACCATACAGCAACCAACCAAGGAGGAAAGTGATGAACGACGCAGCGAACGACCCGCGAGTGACGGGGTATGAGTTTGACAAGTTTAGGGTTCAATCGGTAGGCAATTGGTTTTGTGTTTACGACAACACAGCCATTTGGATTTTACCCACCGGCGAAAGAAGTGACACACAACCAAATGAAAGCATTGTATTCCCCACCCGCACCGCCGCTCTAATCGCCCTCCTCCGCTACGAGGACCGCGTGCTGCCTGAGGGTGAGTTGCGGGTTATGCCGATTAATGAAGATTGGGATCATACAGATGGTGATACGTGGGTTATTGGACCATCGCTTGATTGCGCGTTTTCTGAATGCTTAAACCGCGCAGAGCATGACACCCCAGAAGCCGCCCTTCTCGCCAAAATCGAGCACGAGGAGCGGGAGAAGAATAAACAGATTCACAGTCTGCCGAGCGTCCCCGATGAACTTGTTATAGCTGAACAGCCGACGCAGCAGGGCGCGCGG